TAGCCAAGAAGATTGCAGCTGATAAACGTGCTGCAACACTTGCTCAGAAAAAGCTTCGAAAGGCCAAAGTGGCAAAACACATATCTGCTAACAGTGAAGATGCCACCCTTAAGATTGTCGAGGGTGATTCGGCCATGGGGTTCCTATTGAAGGTTCGGGATCCCAATAAGGTCGGGGCTTACCCTCTTCGTGGTGTCATTATGAACACCTGGGATATGGCTCCGGCCAATGTATTGAAGAACAAGGAATTGAGTGAATTGGTAGCCGTGTTGGGGTTAGATATCAACGACCCAGATAGTGTCGATAATATGACCTATCGAAACGTTGCAACTCTAACCGATGCTGACCATGACGGTATTGGTCATATCAGCCCTCTACTGATTGCCTTCTTCTACAAATTCTGGCCTCGACTGCTCAGCGAGAAGAGAGTCAAGATAACCAGAACACCTATAATGATCTCTACAAAGGGCACGGATGTTAAGTGGTTCTATACCTATGAAGAGGCTAATTCATTCAAGGCGGAGAACACCAGCTGGAAACATAGATATATCAAAGGCTTGGGATCTCTCCGTGAAGATGAATACAACAGTATTATTAATGATCCGGTCTACGATACCGTGACAGTTGATGATGCTTCAATTTTCCAAATGATGTTTGGTTCTGATGCTCAATTACGAAAGGAGTTCATGTTCAATGGTTGATATCACCGCGTTTGCTGAAGAGGTCAACAATACAAACGACTACCCAATCTCGGCTGTTGCCAAGAATGAGTGGTTGTCTTTTGCCAAATACACCGTAGAGGCTCGAGCAATCCCTAACATGATTGATGGGATGAAACCTGTTCAGAGGTTCTACCTCTACTCATCGATTATGAATTCCAAGCGAGATTTCAAAAAGGTCTCTGCTGTATCTGGTATCATTTCTGATTATGGATACAATCATGGTGAATCCTCTGCTGCTGGTGCTGGACAGTTAATGGCTGCAGAATGGAATAACAATATCTGCCTGGTAGAAGGTCGTGGTTCGTTTGGTACACGATTGATTCAAGAAGCTGGTGCACCTCGATACGTCTACACCCGACTCCACGAAAACTTTGACCGGTACATTAAAGACATTGATTTGTCCCCGAAACACGAAGACCCAGAACACGAACCCCCGGCATTCTATCTACCCACAATCCCTCTGGTTTTGGCAAATGGTACGAAGGGTATTGCAACTGGATTTGCAACTAACATCTTACCTCGATGCCCGAAAGATTTGCTCAAAAAGTGCGAAGACTACGTTACCTTCGGTAAGATTACACGAAACCCCAAAATCAAGTTTCCCGATTTTACCGGCAAGGTCTTGGCTGATCCTGAATCACCCAACAAGTGGATTGCATATGGCTCCTACGAGAAGACCTCGAAGACCGTAATGCAGATTACTGAGGTACCCTATGGGTTCGACCGAGAATCATATGTAAAGGTCTTGGATAAACTCGAAGAAGATGGTGATATCGTCGGGTACGATGATCTATGTGATAAGAACGGTTTCCGTTTCGAAGTAAAATTGAAACAGGTCACATCAGCAAAATGGAATGATGCAAAGATCATTTCCAAATTCAAGCTCAGTAAGTCGTTTGTGGAGAACCTTACTGTGATCGACTTCGATGGCAAACTTCGTGAATATGATGACCCTCGACAACTGATTGCTGACTTCTGCGAATATCGTCTGGGTGTTTTGTCTCAACGAATTGATTTGAAAAAGAGTGAACTTGAAGAATTGAACCGATGGTTGAATATTAAGATTCAGTTCATTCAAGCAGTACTGGATAACCAAATTGAGTTTAAAAACAAAAAGAAGGCACAGGTTGGAAAGCAGATTCTTCAAAACACGGATGCAATGGAAACTGATGTTGATCGTCTGCTCCGTATAAATATTATGAGCCTCACCGATGAGATGGTGAAAGATCTCAAAAAAGAAATTGCCCAAGCCAAGAAAGACCTGGCCTTTTGGAAAAAAGAAACACCAAAGAACCAGTTTATCTCCGACCTTGACGAATTGCGGAATCAAAAATGATTACTAACTACCTATCACCGGCATCATTTACAATCTCAATTGAGAGATTGCCAAACGTAGAGTTCTTCACACAGACTCTTACGATCCCGGATATCTCTACCTCTCCGGTCGAGGTAGCAAATCCACTAAAGGCACTGTATGCGACCGGTGATCGTGTCACCTATGGTGACCTAGACCTCAGCTTTGTCGTCGACGAAGATATGAATAACTATCTTGAGATTTTGGGTTGGCTCGAAGGTATTGGTTTCCCCGATGATAGCAATCAGTATAAGGCTCTTGAGAGTAGTAAAGCTGGTATTGTAAGTGATATTCGGGTGATCATTCAAAACAGCCACAAAAACCCGAACATAGAATTCGTATTCACAAACGCATTCCCCACAAGTATGTCGAGTGTCGAACTCGATATATCTCAATCTGATATCACATACCCAAAGGCAAATGTCTCATTTCGATATGATGATTTTAAAGTGAACAAAATTAATCGTTGACAGCCTGGTTAAAACTTGATATAATGATGAATTATGAAACCAGTAATTCTATACAAGCACTTTGATCAAAAATTTGTCGATGAGATTTTAGCATTCCGAACAGGATCGAGTTGGTTCAAAGGTCATATTCAGACCCAACCCAACTGGCCTACGATATATGATCCTATGACTCGACAAGTAGACTGTATCGAAATCAACGATCAGTCCGTAAAGGACTTGCTATTCAAAGCAGCCCAAGAATATAACGATGGTATGGATATCACCCATATCGGCGAAGTACATCTTCTACGATATAATACTGGTGGTAAATTTATATGGCATTCAGATGTTTTAGAGAAAAGAGAACATCAAAGAAAGCTTACAATGGTCGTTCAGCTGTCAGAGCCAGAAAATTATGAAGGTGGAAAATTACAGGTTGCTGGGTTTGGAATGGAACCGTTTAGACATCTTGGTGATCTAACCATCTTCCCTTCTAATATGAGGCACAGGGTAACACCGGTTACCAAGGGAGTTCGATATTCCCTTATCACATGGATTTACGGACCTCCCCGACCATTAGATGAGGATTGGCACTAGGAGTTTATAATGAGTACTGAAGACATAAGTGAAATGTGGTCAAAGGATGCACCGATTGATGAAACCGATCTCGTATCTGAAAGTCGTCGAATACCCAAACTACACAGCAAATACTATAATATGTATTTCAAAGAAGTTTTGCGTATTAAGAAATTGAAAGCAGAATACAAGCAATTAGAACACGACAAACGAGAATACTATGATGGGTCTATGGCTGAAGAGGATCTGAAAGATCGTGGCTGGAGACCATACCAGAAAAAGGTTTTGCGAAATGAGGTCGACAAATATATCCAGGCAGATAAAGATATCATCCAGCACAGTTTAAAGATTGACTATCATACTGCTCGAGCATCTTATTTCGAAGACATCATTAAGATGATTCACTCTCGCAATTTCATTATTAAGAATATGCTGGATGTAATGAAATTCCAGTCCGGCGATTATTGATGAAAGAGCAAACTAAGCGAATTCACAAAGAGACATTCACTCAGGTAATTACCGGCATTGTAATTAACTATCCGCTAAATCTTTTGATGCTCTATACCTTCATAGAGGTCTGGAAAATTCTCGACCCAGTGACAATCAGTATCATGACCACAATTGGATTCACTGTTGTGGCTTACGCTAGAATCTTTCTGCTCCGTTCCTATTTTTCCAAGAGGTATAAATAGGTAAAACGGCAATGAAAGGTTTATCTAAATCATGGGTGACGTGGTCAACGTCGAATATATCAATTCAGTTCACATGAAAGTTACTGCTGATCCAGGCATTCGACAAGAAATTTCCGAATACTTTTCGTTCAAACCTGAAGGGTGGCAATTCAACCCTAAGGTGAGAGCACGTGTTTGGGATGGCACCATTCGTTTGTATCAACCCATGAGACCAACTCTTTATGTGGGTCTATTACCCAAACTGAGAGAATTTTGCGAAGCCCGAGACTATCACCTGAATGTACCAGATGAGATCGGCTTAGATGAAAAGATCGACGATGATTACGGTATCGAGTTGGCAAAAGAGATCAACTGCAAATTCATACCTCGTGATTATCAGAATGATTATGTGGTCAATGCACTCCGCAAGCGACGATCTCTGTCATTAAGCCCCACATCATCGGGTAAATCATTGATCATTTATTTGATCCAGCAGCATTATTACCAGGCGTTTGGCCATCGCACCCTAATCATTGTACCTACAATATCTCTGGTGCACCAGATGGCCGGGGATTTTATGGATTATGGTTGTGACGAGAGTTTGATTTACCGAATCCAAGGTGGTATTGATAAGAATACCAAATCACCTATTGTGATCAGTACGTGGCAGTCGATTGTGAAACAACCAAAAGATTGGTTTGCACAATTTAGAGTGGTGTTGGGTGATGAGGCACACACATTCCAAGCCAAATCTCTCACCACAATAATGGAAAAATTAGTCGACTGTGAGTACCGACACGGATTTACGGGCACATTAAAATCATCTGAAAGTAAAACTCACCAGATGGTGCTGGAGGGGTGTTTCGGCGAAGTGAAAAGATATGTTGCA